GTGACTTCCCAGCCGCCCCGCAACGATGTACGGGCGGCGTTCGATGTACCGACCGGCCCTTCTAAGGTATTCCGCCTGATCCATGATGGCGATGTGTTCCCTCACGCACTGACCCCTGATTTCCCATTCAACTTCACGGGCGGATACGCTCACGGTGAATCCCGGTACACTGGCGTAAGATAACAAAGACAGTTCGGGTGCGGCGGAAGTTCATCCAAGGTTGAATCGTCTTTATCGTGGTAGCCAGCAAAGTCGTCACATTCGTCCAAACGAGGGTGGGCGGCTGACAGGTTCCACGTAAACCCAACAACTTCTGGCATGGTATCAGCCACCACTCGCGCGGCCTCCACAAAAACACCGTTGATCTGTGTGCTGGATTCACCGGCAATCTTCGTTCCAAGTGATCGATAGGCGGCTTCAATCTCGTCGGCGGCGTAACGAACCGATTTTCCGGCCAATGTAGCACGACTGATGGCACCCTCGGCGTTTTGCGTTGTCTGCGAGATGGCAGTCGAGATAACGTCAGTTACGGGCACACCGAGGGCGCCAAGGGCTAAAATTGATGCGGCGGCATTGTGGGCGGATTTTACCTGTGTAGCATTTGGCTTGCCTGTTATGAGTTGTGTTCCCAAATCCGCCGCATCACTGAATCTTTGGATAATGAGTTCCGATAACTCACCGTCCAGGGAAGCTCCCTGTGCGGCGATCAGGTTCTTGGCTTGATACAATCTGGCGGTGCTGATTACGCCATCTTCGCCCGATAAGTGCAGGAGTGCGCCGACAATGGCTTTGGCGTCACGGTCTACCGCGTGGACGATCTTGAGCGAGAGGGCGGAGAGGATGACAAGAAGTTCACGGCGACGTTTTTGCTGGTCTTCGTCGCTGACACGAACGCGATATACTGGGACAGCCTCCGTCATGGCTCGCTCTCGCGCATAATTCTAAAATGTATACTCACGGGCTGCATGAACCAACACCCCAAACAGAACAGAAGAACACCGCACTCGTTCCAATGTCTCTTTCCTGCATCCAAATAAACCTCGCACCCCGCTTCGGCCAAATCTCCAAGGTGTTCTGCCAGTGTTGGCTCATAGGCTTGAGTACTTGTTTTTTGGAACTTCACGATTTATTCCCGACATTTCTGTAAATTGCCTTGCTGTCCGACCGCCCGTTCTTGCCAACCTGATGTGGTTCCTTCCCGTTACCATTCCCGCCCATGGCCGCCAGTTCCGCCGCGGCGCTGCGGTCTTCGTCGGGATTGTCAAGTTTCTCTACCATCACCCGATCTTCCATGTCATCAGCATCAATGCCAAGCTGGATACGGGCTTCGCGTTTGTCGATGATGCCGACACTGAGTTGAGCCATAAGTGAGTCGGTCAGGGCTTTCACGTCGCGGACTCGCAACTCAGGGAATTCGCAATCGAACCCGGTATTGCGAGGGACCGCCCGCTGGCCTTTGCTGCGAATGTTATTTCCGACAGGTCCGCTGATCTCATCAAATTTCTCGAAGCTGGTTGCTGACAACATGCCCGCATTTATCGCGCTCTTGATTCTACGTTCACCGATGCGATTGAAGGTGTTGAGCGCAAACCAATACGCCCATGTCTGGAATGTAAGGATTTCTCCAAAAGAATTCTCCCGCGCGGATGCTTGCGTTTCCTGACTCGTATCTCCCCACGCGGATGCCAGCGTGAGTCCGAGCGACCTGGCCATTGGGTAACAGTGGGCCAAAATGTCCGAGTAGGCATCGGCCGCTTGAAGATTTGGCGTGGCGTACTGTCTCTTGAGGTTGTTGAACGTACCGGTTGACCCGTGCTCGTCGTTGTACGTTCGACCGGTGTTCACTCCCTGATTCCCGGACGAATCGTCTCCAATGGTTTTGCCGGATGTCATGTCGGCAACAACATTCGGTTCCTGACCGTCCTGCAACTCATCCCAATAGGCCACCACGGTGCGAAGCAGGTGCATGTCATTGCGGCTCTGCAAAAGTTTATTGAGTTGCAAAAGAGGTTTCGTGACAGACAACAAGATCGACCTGCCCCGTTTCATCCGTCGCGAACCAATCTTGCTGTGGATGACTTCCTGCGCGTCGATCCCTTGCATGACGCCGGTGCGGTTGGGGTCATACCAGTAAGTAGTGGGTCGCTGAATATCTTCGGGATCGGTCTGGATGCCGAAAGAGGCATAGACGTTCGGCGTCCATTCCTTCACTCGAAACGGCCATTGCCTGCCGGGATTATATAACCAAACCGGATTCATACTGCGATACGCCATGGAACCGTCGTAGCGGTTGGTATACTCGCGCTCGAACTCTTCCCCAAAAATCAGGGTGTCTCTTACGAGGTCTTGGGCGAAGGTGGGGAAGGGATAGGGCGGGACCGATAGTGGGCCGTCAGTTGGGCCGGCCATGCTCTTGGCTTGCTCATCCCAAACATCCTGAGTCTTTTCGTCGTGATCCTTGGACTTCATCTGGAACTTGTCGCCAACAATGTGGTTGACGAAAAGCTCGATCCATCCGTGAGCGAGCGGGTCTTGCACCCACATCTTGTACCACCTACGTTGGACTTCCCGGAAACTGGCTTCATCAATCGCGTCGTCGGTGCCGTAGGCGATGAGGTCAAAGAGCGGGCCGGAATCGTCGTCAATCAGCGGGCCGGTTCCTATTTGCTGGTAAGAGCCGGAATCTTCCTGGGTTGCACCGCGACGTTTGAGGAGTTCGTTTACCTGCCCGATTTGGGCTCGACGAAACTTAATGCGTTCCGTCTGCAATTCAGTTTGGCGGGCCTGTAATTCCAGTTCCCGCAACCCACGAAAATACTTTGGTCTGAGCAGTTCAGGCAGCCCCACATTTACTCCTTGGCGGTATCTGTATATCAGAAAGCGCGACAGGTCAACGTCTTTTTATTCTTCCGCCGGTCTTCTCGCGCCACAAATAGGACAAAGCATAAAGTTTTCGGGGATGTATTCAAATCCAAAATAACCGCTTCTCCATACATTTTGTTTGCAGTCGGGCCGCCACGCCAACTCAATGTGAGAACACCACGAAACAGGAGACTCTACATGGCGCAATTCAAACATAATCGCTTTTGCGAGCGCCACCTTGCCGTAAGTAAACGCAGGGCGTACCCGGTTCAAGATGTTCTGCGGAATGTTCCGGGCAGTACTTGTTTATCAACTTACGAACATCTTCAATCTTGATTTCCAGTTTCATGCGATTTTCCTATCTCCGTTTTCTTCCAAGCGCATCCGTTGACATCCGATTGTGCAATAATGACCGCTCAATCTCACGCGGATCGAGCATGCCGCTTTTTACGATTACCGTTCCCCGATGGAACGCCAAAGCATTATATCCAAGGCTCATGCTGTCAACCCGGTTGTCGGGTACGCCGTGTGTCCCGAACAAAACGATTTCCTGTAAACAGGGATCAATCCACGTCTGACCCCTTTTTGCCCAAAATTTTATCTGACCGACTTGAGCGCTTGAAGACATGGCCAAAGCCCGTTCCTCTTTGGATTTCTGCGAGCCCTGTAGTCGATACCAATGTCCGGCGAATCGCTTGTGACGGGTTTCCTCGCGGGCGATACCGGCTTCGCCCGGCGGCTTCTCTTCGATGGTAAGCGTCCGCATTTCCGCTTCATCAGTTATCATCGCGCGTTCGATGCGGTTCTCCGTCTCACCCGGCGTGGCTCGGAAGTATATCTGGTCCTTGACGTAGAAAATCCCTTCCTTGCTTCGCGTCCACAGGGTTCCCACGGATGGATCAGAGTCGCGACCGTCGGCGCGTTTGATTCCACCCCCAATATCCCATGAACGAACTTGAAACTCCGTCTTGGGCAATAGAACGACTTTCTCGAACCAATCTTTCTCAAACCATCCCCCAGACCCTTCCGCGTCCCAATCACCCTCAAGCATCTGTTTGCGTAAAACAGGATCACGAATCGCTTCGAGTTGCACCTGATACGATGTGCGGTCAATAAACGGGTTATCGGCCAATGATGACGGGATGAAAGCGCACTGAGGATTGCCGGAAAGTATGAATCGTTCTTTCACCCACTGATGCCCCAGGTTTCCAGGATTACTTGCCGAACGCACCTGCAACGGCACATCCAGTCCCTCGCGGCGGCGTAACCGAGTCAGGATGTAATCGTAAATCGTGTCGGTGAACTGGGTCAATTCATCAAACCCGATCCGCTGATATTCGTCGCCCTGATAGTTGTACTTGTCGCCCTCGTGTTCGCAGTGACCGAATTGCAGGGTTCCGCCGCCGGGCATCGTGAACAGTCGCTTCTGTTCGTTCCAGCAATCTTTCCATGGAGCAAGCCACGAACGGGCGATGTCAATGAGGCCTCCGGCCTTGGAAAGTTGCGGCCATGTTCGACGCAGAAGAAGTGTGGCAGAGCCGGGCACATCGAGGTATTGGCAGGCCCACATGACCAGACCGGCGCTTTTGCCTCCGCCGGGCCGGCCACCGAATAACAGTTCCTTCCCCCCGTAACAGAGAAGCGCCAACTGTTGAATGTTGCACTGACCGGTCTGAACGTCCTTGAACCAGTGGGTATTGTATTTCGACCGTCGAGGATTGGGATTGATTAACCCCGACTCGATTCGCTCTCGTATCTCGGCTTCGGTTATCTCGATGGCGACGGGCTCGGGCATGGAGTCAGTATATCACAAAGCTTTCCACATCGCATCACAGGTAGGACACCAGACAATTTTACTCTCGTCATATTCTTTAAGTATCGGATCTTTGGGCGTTCTCGGCTTGCCACAAAGTCCCTCAGCGTCATTAACACTTAAGATGATGTGAACGTATTTATCATCGTCGAGGTCGATGCTCATTTTCAGAGGTCGATCTATGGTTCTCGTGTTCACACCAACCCCGCCAGCGGCATCCCGCCCTTGAAATTATACGACCCCATGTGATTCAGTTTGGCGACCGGCAGAGCGTACACTTTCCCGCCACACTGACGCCAGCGCCAAGCGACGGCCCAATCTTCCGTAAGATGTCTCTGCGCCACAACCATCTCGTTATAGTGACCGTAATAGAAGTCCAGCAGATCGGGTGACGTTGGATTGTTCATCTTCGGACTCAGCCCCATGTCGATCATCCGTTGGAACGCCACGCTTTTGAACATCAAGAATCCCCCGCCGCATTCATTGATTTCAATCCCCCCGTTACATCGCTCCGGTTTTTTCGGCATGTTGACCACATAATCGAGGCTGTGGGCTTCAAGTTCTTCGGCCAACTCTTCGGGCTTCAGGTTCTGCAATCTTTTTTGGTGTTCCTGACAGTACAAAAAACACTTTGTCCAGTTGATGCCCTTGTAGGGATAGATGACGCAGGACGCATGAAGATTCATGGCCAACAGTTTTACTACGTCCCAGGGATCGTATTCAATGTCGGCATCGCGAGATAGGAAATGCGTGTAGCCGTCTTTCATGCAGGTTGCAGCCATTGTGTTGCGTCCACGAGGTACGCAGGATTCGTTTCCAAAATCCCCCAGCGCCCCCGGTATCCGTAACTGACACAGCAGATCCATCAGCTTGTGGTCGGACTTGCTCGTGGTGAACCGTAGATTGTTGTCCTGACAGGGACCGCCGACGAGTAGTTTGCACTTCTGTAGCTCTTCCTTTTTGATGTGCCAGTCATAGGGCGTCTTGCCAACGGTGAAGAGTGGTTGGGATTCAGTAATGGGGGGGGTCATAGGGGTTTCTCGCTCGCATGATGGCCAAGCATCTATCGCAACATGGTGAATTCCAATCTTCCTCGGTTTGGAAGGGGCTATCAATCTGTTTTATGGCCCCACAAACGGCTCTTGTTCCCGCCGAAATAAATCCATTGGCAGGTATATCGTAGTAGTGGGCCTTTCCTTCAACCTCCAATAAAAAAGCAGTACGCACAATCTCAGCTATATTAGGCTTTGATGTTTCCTTCATTGCGCTTTCTCCACCAGCCAACAATCCTGTTCCAAGAACAGCGTCAGTTTATCCAGTTTATGTTCCATGACAAATTCCGATACGGCGCGGGCGACGCCCGTATTGGCCGATCCGTCCCGTCTCTTGTCGTAAAAATAGTCGTGTCCCGCCAGGCGACAACCCGGCTTTACCTTGGGCCACCAAGCGGCTAAATCGGCCTTGACGGATTCGTAGTCGTGGCCGGCATCGATGAAAACGAAGTCGGCGCTTTCGTCGTGGAACTCCTGCGCGGCCTCCAAAGATGTCTGGCGGTGTGGTACGATGAAGTTTTTCACCGGGTCAATGTTCTCCAGAAACTTCTCGTGCTGCTCTCCATCCCGGACTATCGGGTAAAGGCCGTAGTCGGCGCCGCGTCCGTCGAAGGGGTCAACGCAATGCAGGTAAATCTGTTTGCCGCTGGCCATGATTTCTTCGGCCATGAACACCGAGGATCGACCAAGCCAGCAACCTACCTCGACGAATCCCGCACCGTCTTTGGCCTTGGCGACTTCGGCGGCGTAGAGTTTCTCGAACGACATCCAACCTTGAATCTCAGAATATCGTCGGTTCACTTCCTCAACTCCTTCCTAATCAAACAAGCCGTCCGATGGGCTTCCTGTTCTGTATCCATGTCGACGGAGATCGTCACGCCGATTGTCCAGATGCGAACGTATTTCTTGAATCGTCGGACACCGCAGATTTGATAGGCCGGTAAAAACAGTTTGTCCTTGTCGGTAAACCAGACCGTGACGCCCTTTTTGGTAGTGGGCTACTTTGAATTTTCATGGTTTGGTGGCACGCATTTTGCCGCGACGCTAATAAGCCATAAGGCGAAAGATTTTGGCGTTGCCTCACGCTCCCATGTGGGCAGTCGCAACTTGGTCGCATTCCGGCTAGTTGTTTTGTTGTGGCGTTTGATGTAGTGCGTGCCTTGGCCCTCGCGGAACGGCATGTCGGGCAACTGGTCTTGTAAGCCGCAGATGTAAAGCCATGTCTCCTTGTTGGCTCTGTGTCCCCAATGATATTGGTCAACTAAAATGGTAAAACCACCAAAATCATCAGCTTTTTCGCCAACTCTCGGTAGACCGAGTGTTGACCAGAGGCGACTATTTTTTGGGTGCTCCAATACGCCGCCGCAGCGTCGCACCTGCTTGACGGCATCTAGCGCCAGTCCGCGCTCGGCTTCCGGGTCTGGCGATTTCGCAAAGTGTGCGAGGTTTCCCCACAGTCTGCATGGGGGATGTGCAACAATCGGGAGAAGCGCATTGTATCGTCTGGCATCCCTTGTAAAATCCCACACGTCACAGCCTTCGATTAACTTGTAAATCGAGTCCCGTCTGGCATATAAAATCGCAATTTTCATTCAAAGTAGCCCACTACCCCCTTTTGTTTGCCGTTGATGCTTTCGAGTTTCATCGGTGATGATCCTGCCGTGGCGTACTCGGCGGGTTGGGGTTGTCTCTCGCGCCAGAAAATACAACCTCGATTCGTTTTACGGGTGCGGGTGGAGGTGGAGGGCGCAACTCGGAGTCCGTCCAGTCATTGCATACTCCGCCTTTCTTCCTGGGCTTCCTCAACGCCAGCGCCACCATGAAGAGTGCCGTCAGGACGATGGCCAGTAGCAGGGCGAAGATCATTGTTTCCTCCGTGGTTTCTGCCAATCGTATCTTTTACATTTTGGACACGCTTTGGGTGTTTTGGTTCTGGGCTTCCATGTGTGCCCGCAAAGTTTACAGCGACAGGTCATGTCCGCCTCTCATGATATTGATTCAGGGCGTGAACGATGTCGTTGGCCACCATCATTTGAGACGGCATATCCATACCAGTTGCTCCACGAACGCCCGGCGCTTGTTGTGGGGAGTTTTGCGATACGCCGCCTTCAATCGTTTCACGGCAAGGTTCCATGGGTTGCGAATCTGGCCTTTGCCGAACGGCTGATACCGATTCGGAACGCCCTGATCGGTAACGAATCGCTTGATGGTTCTGCTAACGCTTTTCCTCATGGCTGCAACCAATACCATTATTATTATGAGTACGTCAACACTTTTTTCTTGCAATCCGCTTTTACCCCTGCGAAGGTGCAGTCATGCCAAGGAAATGGACGCACTGCGAACACGGCAAACGGTCGGGTCGTGTTTGCCAATCGTGCTGGGATGCTCACCTTCCAAAATCGATCCCCATCGCGCGTTTTTCGTCCCTCATGTCCCTGCACAAACCCGCCGTCGACCGTCGCGACCATGAATGGGAAGCCCGTGCGCGCGTGATGCCGCCGGTTGACAAGCATCTGAAAAAGATCGAGCCGGGGCCGGTCGCTCCTGAAGACATTCCCCCGGTGTTTTTGTGAACCACTCCCAGATCGCCACCAAATTTGACGTTACACTGGACGAACGGGGCGTCGGTCACATTACGTACTCGAATCATTTGGGTTCCGGGTATCTCGGTGGACCATACCTGAAACAGTACAGCGGTGAACCGGCGGAAATGAAACGCCTGGCGAATCGGTTGCAGAAGGATTATGACAGGGAGAGAGAAACATGACGGACCCAATCATTGAGGAATTGGAAGCCGTCTATCAGTTCTATGGCGTCAACCTCATTACGCGCGACCAGTTCATTGCCCGGGGATTCGTTGACCCTCAAACTCTCGTCCATCGCAAGCTTCTCCGGCCCAGTTGCAAAAACGGGTTTACTCGCGGCTGGACCAAGTTCAAACACGCCCATCATCCCTGCAAGCCGAAGTGGGAACGGTAAATAGAAGCGCCGCCAGGAGGTTGATAACCCGGCGGCGCCCCGGTACAACACCAACCACACACCGCCGGAAGAGTAGCCCAAAGATTTCCAGTTGACAAGCGCAATGTTCCGGTTTATCTGTCAACCATGCTTCGACAGCATACAGACAGTAAAATTTTGGCGGCGGGTGGGTTTGACCCCGCTTCCAACTGTGAAGATGCCGTCGAAGCAATCCTCACTACCCGCTCTCCGAAAGGAAGCGGGTCTTTTTTGCCCCAAATCCTCGCCCTGAACCGCAAGACACCCCACGTCTGCCAGGGCGATGCCGATGACTTTGCCAGAAGGCATAACCTGAAGGTGTTGCCGTTGGGAGAACGCGCTCGCGTGGCCACCGCGTGTCCCGCACCGCCCGCGGCGGTCCAGAAGTCCAAGGCGATCGTGTCTGGAATCGGCCTTCCCTGTCCCAAATGCCATAAACCCATGCAGCGCAAGCGGCATCCCGAGGGTTGGAAGCCGAAAGACAAGTGGTACTTTGAACAATGGGACGTTTGTACCCCCTGCGGTCATGTCCAGCACTACAACGAGTTCCGTCGAGAACCCCCCGTAGGCGCAGATCCAGTAAACGAACTCGAGGCGGCTCGAGCCAACGATCGCGTCATATCAGACATTCTGGGCATTCCCCCTGCCCCTTCTACCAATTTCCAGTCAAACCATCACGCCCGGTCACTTCCCGTTACAGAGCAAAGAGTTACTACCTGTAGACGCTGCGGGATTGATTCGGGTCCAAACGTCACCGCCCCAGTTGTCGACAGCGTTACTCAGTCGCCAACTGATCTCCATGACGGAATGATGGTCAGCTAGAAACCATAGGCTCACGGTTGAGCCAACTCGTTCTTTGGCAGGTAAGTCAAAATAATTCAGGGGTAAGGGGCTCGTTCCAAGAGTCGATCTAATCGCGCCGGCTGATCTTCATCCGCATTTACAGGGCCGGGAGTAGGAACGTGGCGGGCTGCAATGCCCGCTGTCTGTTTGCTGAGGGCTTCACGGAGCCTTCAACAAACAGGCACACTGTTAACGATCCACCCGATAACGTAGGGTGCTAGAAAATTCTCACGTACCGCCGTAGATGCGCCTGGAAAACTTTGGCCACTGTCAAAACCTGCGACCTGCCAAAAGGTAGGCGGGGTGTCTCCCGCAAACCCCAAGCCTCCACCCGAGAGGGTCTGGTGGAAGCCCCGAATAGAAACCCCTCCATTTTTTCAGATTTTCAATCCCTACCGACTGCATAGACTTTCAAAATCCACCCAGCTTGATTACCAACAACTTACGAACACTTCGAAGGCAAGATTCGAACAGATCCGCGACGGCGTTCGAATAGTTATCCAGCCCGTGACAAAGGTACATATTCATTGGGCTTTTTGAGTGGAAAATACGAAATGAGGCCGGTGCTCTTAGAAACGCCTTTTAAGTTGAAAATTTTCTGTAAGAGGTTGACCTTTAAAAATTTACCAGACTATGAGCGGTTTAAGCACTTTGCCTGCCCGTCTGGCTTGGATTTCCGGTTCGGTTTGAAACCTCGAACCGTTGCACTGAATACCTATTCAGCGCAAAACACAATAGAATCAATGGTTTGCTGCTGGTCTGACAGTTGAAAATTGGTCGTCGGCGCAGGTCGACCATGGTTTTGCGGGACCGTCGACAGTGACTTGCGTTCAACGTCCACAGCTAACCTTGTCAGTATTCTTGCCACCGCAGGATCACACTCACGTTAGACTGTCACGTCGTAGGGGATGATTCGCATGATGGTACTTCTACGACCTGCAGCTCGGGTGCTGCCTGGGTTTTCGTCGCGCCAATCAACAACCCTATAGCTTTACTCAACTCCGTCGCTGCGATGGCATTGGCAGTGGCAGTCAATACGGTGTTCGCATCGGTTCGCTGGACTATCTCCAGGGGTTTCTCTCTGTAGGCTGGGTGGCGGTTCTTCAGGATATGGATACGTGCCAATGTATCCTTGCCAGTGGCAGCCTTGAAGTGTGCTATCTCAACACTCGGGACGGCATTGGCTATGCAGGCATCGTAACACTCCCTGAATGCTGGCTCGTCAAGCCAGTTGTAGAAGCTGGTCCTGCTGACACCCGATACTTTGCAGGCTACGGCTATGCGTAGAGATACGGCAAGGGCTTCCAACACGCGGCGCTGTAGTGGTTTCAACTTGTTTACAGTACAAAGATGTCCAAAACTGGC